AGAACGTGTAAGCGTCTTCTTAGAACGTGTATTAAGTATGTATTCTACAATCATTCACATAGAAAAATCTATAATTATACATTATAATGTATAACTATTTAGTTGAATTCATCGGTACTATTTTCTTCGTTTATGTAATTTTAGCTATCGGCAACCCCATTGCTATCGGTGCTGCTCTTGCTCTTGCCATCCTATTGGCCAAGAACACATCTGGCGGACATTTCAATCCCGCGGTTTCATTGGCCCTTACATCGGCCGGCGCATTACCTGTCAGTGATTTATTCCCCTATATTGCTGCCCAAATGTTCGGTGCTCTTGTTGCTCACCAATTACATATCCGTTTCAAGATATAAATATCTGTGTGATATCATTACAACAATGATATCATTTATCCACACGCATACACCGAATACTTTTGTACACCTAATACGTCTAGTACACCTAATACTTTTTGTATAACAATCGATAAAACATATAGAGACCAAGAACGGTCACCGAACCAACAAATAATTGCTGTCCAGCATCCAATTGAGCACCTGTATCGATATTCATCAACATCATTCCTTCCTTCTTTTTTGAAAGCATTTTAATATCTGGTGACATATTTTTTCCTCAACTACCGATATATATTTAGTATCTTTTCCCGCTTTTCCGCCCGAATCAATTGTCTTAATAGTCACCGGAACACAGCGATTAGCACGCATTTCCGCTGCGGTCGGCATTAATAGTGTAGACGCATTTTTGAAATCTCGGTTTGCTGATTCGAGCAATCCGATTTTCGACATATGCGCATCAACCAGCGTGTGTTGAGGATATTTTTGCCATCTGGTCCAGTACACGTTTCACCAGTATCTTCAAAATAAATCCGTCCAAATGGAGGTAATATAGTGAGCGCTTTTGAAGAAGCCTCTCCGTTCAATACTTTTTGGTACTCATTCACTTCTTTGCTCAGCGAAGCAAAATCTGCGGCTTTCGGCTCACTAATAAGTGTAGAATAGTCCTGCTGATGTATTATATTCGGTATTTTCGACGGCAACATTTTTGATTTTGGTTTGTTATTGCTTTTCTTTTTTGCCATATCCTATACACATATATATCATTTATTCATCAGCTGTTTTTACTAAAATACTATTAATCAAAGTTTGATGACCTTCGGTAATTATTTTCGCGCGGCACAAAAACGCCTCTTCTTTTGCGTGTAGTTCAGTTTTATCCTTGACAATCAGTTTCAGCGAGTTCAATTCGGTCGCAAGAACAGCTATTTCACGATTCCCAATATATTGGTCATAAACTGTTCGTAAGTTCGCCTCATTTTTGCTAATTCCATTATTTACCAACAATTGGAGATTCACTAAGACCAAAAACTCTTCGTTCGCTTTTTTATCGATTTTAATCGGTTTCGCCGGTTCAGTTGAACCACCAATTGTTCGTATCATATCCGCCTGTTTCCCCACCTTTTCAAATAATGCCGCCAATTCAAGAGGCTTATTTGCTTCCGGTATTTTACACGTTTCCATCGTCGTTTCCGGCATCTGGTTCTCACTGTCACCGTCTAAACCTTCGCGGATAGGTCTGGAACGAATATAATAGGATACTAAACTTCGACCAATTAAATACGCAAAAATAAAAAACAACAACATTCACAATTTGCGTTATCATTGCTTATATTTGTAACTTAGATTTGTAATTTCGATTATATTTGTAATGTATAAATATATCGCAAATCTTCTGCTTCGCACTCAGCAACAATTGAAATGGATGCTTGTATCCGCACGTCTTCCAGTATTCAGGAAAACTATATGTTTTCACATATATAATATTCAAATTGGCATCGAACTTCTTCACAATCCGCGGTTCTAAATGATACATAAATTGTTTAAACTTGGCGCGATTATCATATACTTCCATTTTGTAAATGTATTTAATGTTCTCATATTTTCGTTCAAAATCGTCTTCTTGTGTAGCATACCGCAAATAGACTCGAAATAGTTCTTGATGTAAGTCCCAGCGCGTCAATAATTCACTGTTCACCAGTTTTGTCCGTTTATCAATTGCCAAATATTTCTTGTAATCTGTCACCATCTTTGTTCGTGCTTTCCACGCACAATATATGTCGATTTCGTTATCATCCATCAGGTGAATTCGTTTTTCTTCGGGGTGTTCCCCGTATTTTCCACACACCATATCGATGTAGGTAAAAGAATCTGTCATTTTCGTTATATTTTGACTACATAATCAAGATATCATAAATATTCAATTTTACAGAGTACGCGCCGAAAAAATTGAAAAACAACAACTCAATAAATATAAAAACAAAACAGCAACTCTATTATCAAAATGTCAACACCACTTATTATTCGATCGAAGGCAATATCGGCGCAGGTAAATCGACTTTACTCGCCAAATTGAAGACCCATATTAAAGAAAAATACAATTTAAATGATAAAATCTTATTCTTAGAAGAACCCGTCGATATGTGGGAGCGTTTCCGCGATGATGACGGTAAAAACATTCTCGAAAAATTTTATAAGGATCAGCGCAGATATGCGTTTACATTCCAAGTGATGGCATACATTAGTCGCCTGTCATTATTGAAAAATGCCATAGAAGCAAACCCCGAATGCGAAATTATTATAATTGAGCGCTCACTTTGTGCCGATAAAAATATATTTATGGATATGCTCCACGATGATGGAATCGTGGAAAATATCGAGTACAGCATTTATAAGGAGTGGTACCACCAGTTTATTGGCAAATATCGAATGAATGCCGTGATTTATTTGGATTCGAATCCCAAAACATGTTACAATCGAATTGGTCACAGAGGTCGCGACGGTGAAGATGTGATTCCACTCGAATATTTGACTAGATGTCGAGATTATCACAGCAAATGGCTTGTAGATACAAAACACAATGATTGGTACTCATTATCAAAGTATGCGGATGTGTATAGCATCAATCACGAAGGAGAAACATATCCGGTTCTTCATATTGACACAGATGCGGAAACAGATTATTCTGTTGATAGTATTGGATATTCGTGGCTTGAATCGATTTGTATGTTTATCCGTCATAAGAGCGACCACATTACAGAATCGATGATTAATGATGCGGACTTTAATGCGTTAATGGCGTGGCGTTGGACTACTCGAATCAGCGAAGACAAAGCAGAGTTGATTCGAACCAGATTAAAAGATATGTGTCCGCACACAAATTGTCGCGAAGACAGCAATGATATTGGGCTCGAAGGCGTTGTCTATTATCGATTATGTGATCGGTGTTATAGTTCGTGGAGACTATAACTAGATTGCGATAGCAATATTGTACCATTGTTTTTAATCATTAAATACCACATATTTTGTCATAATATATGGCTTGTCTTGGTATCGAATATTGAAATCATAATAATAGGTTTCGTCGTCACCCAGCGCTATTTGTTCCCAAGAATCCGCAAAATATAAGTTCAAAATACCTTGGTCATTGGTTCCCGAGTTCGTATATTTCGATGCCAACAAATATAACTGACCGAATGTATTTTCATTTATGAGTTTCGTGTCAAACAACATAATTGTGGATTGGAAATAGTCGGCACCCAAGTCCCATTTTTTGCCGATTTCCTCGACCAACTGTGGATTCACAGGAAATTGGTCTTTAAGTTTCCACTTATAATCAGGATATGCGTCGGAGTGTGCCAATAATTTGTGCGGTTTAGCACAAGCCAATATGGGCGCAACTGGTGCATAAATCTTGGCCCCACAATCAATATAAAATACATAATCCCATTGTTTGAAATAGGGCGTGAATAAATGGAATTTGTGATACTGAAACAATTTGAATCCACTCTTGCCACATTCGGTATTTGTTTTTTGGATTTCGTTATATATATGTTGTGGGAACTCGATTTCGGTACAATGAAGTACACATATTGAATATTCTTTGATAAATGGGTGGTTATCAATATTAGGCAAATCTTTGCCGACAATAAGAACAATAGGGCCATTGTAATTACCGATTTCGACTAGGTTAGTACAAGTTGATATGAACTTATCAAGGTATCGAAAGTTACATACAAATACAGCGCAAATGGTTGATGACATTTAGTCAGTATAAATAGATTGCGTTTATATTTATATGTCAACATAGTATATAATGGAATCGAAACCAGTATTGCCAGAAGTGAAAGCGAATATTACAAATCAGCATCCGTCGGTTTTTCATAGTAAAATCTCAGGTGGAGCAGATGTCAGGCCCGAACCTTTGCGCTATGGATTTTCGGGAGAGAGTGTGAGTCCTGGAAAAGCCATTTTTGCGGGAGGTAAGAATAAAAAGAGTAAGAAGAGACACCAGAATAAGAAACACCAGCGAAAGTCTAGAAAACAGCGCAAATCTAGGCGCAATCATTAAATATTTTTGTATAATAAATATTTAACACGGGGGGGCATAGGGATAGGAGGAAGGAGGGGGACATTGGCCCCTAGTTAAACTTAACAACAATTTTTACCACTTCCTTTTTAATCGTCTTACACGCCGACACCGACAATTCTTCACGTTTCTTACGGGTCTTATTATCAGTCGATTCGCCACAATCATCCACATTCTTCTTCGAAATACTATTTCGCGAGTTCATATCTGCTTCAATCACATCAAAATTGGCTTGAATATATTCCAACACATGGTTTTCTATTGCCCATTTGAAAAATTGAGCTGACCAATAGTGGTCTCCAAACACGTATTATCACCATACGGAATCATAATTCGTTCCCTGCGCGAAAATGGGTCAAACCGGATTTTACTATACGCTTTTAGTTCCAATTTATAACTATTGAACACCTTGAAACGCTCCATATTTTCCTCTCCATTATAGACAGTACTACACCTATTTTTCGCAGGAATCGAATAGACCGTGAAGTTCTTTTTCGCAAAATTGGTAACAAACCAATCAATAATACGCAAAGAAATACGCGACTCACCATTAATGATTTTCATCATCTTCTCCATATTTCCATCGCGATTATAAAAATCCAGTAAATTATTTAGCAATAGTTCGTTTTGGGTTTGACTTCTTTGTGCGAGCATTTGTATATGTAGAGGCGCGTTTGTTTAAATGCTTTTTTATAAGAATGCTTTTCTTGGATTTCCTTCTCCTTCTTCCCCCACCTAGACGCATAGTCTTTAATAAACTATCACTATTGCTATCAAAATCCAAACCAAGAATACCGCACACAAGCGTCGCTGTCCGTTCTTTTTGTTGTGACGCAATATACTTTTTATATTCTGCTTGAATATATTCCGGTAATAGATTATCACTACGTCTCTTAAAAAATCAGCACCAAAATATTCACCGGCATAATGAGTCAAATTTGATTCTGGATTATGTTTACGAGTAAATATTTCGTAATCCCAATATTTTCCACCTAACTTAAAATCATCAAAAAATGTTAGCATTCCAACTATGACGTTAAAATCAATATGATATACCGACGTTAATTTCTCTTTTATAATATTTTTTATTTTTTGTATCTCGTCGTCGGGTTGTATGTGTCTAGGTTGTCGAAAACTATATGAAATTGTGACAAACATAATAACCACCATATATATTTTAGCATATTTCGCAAATTCGTCTTTTAGATCGGGAGGCAACGACCGAAAACTCCGCGTAAACAATGTTTCAAAGTCGAAACTAGTCCATTTATATTTTTGTGGACCATCTATTTTTGTAGGCAAACATTTCCCGTTTTATAATCCAATTCTATGATTTCCATTTCATCAACATAGCGCGAAATACTGTCATCCAAATGACTAAATATCATTGATTCTATTGTGCTTTCCTGTACCGCGGTACTCCTAATATTCGAAACCATATTGGTTATTTGCTTTTTCAAATCCATAATACACCGTTCTTGAAAAATAAAAACACTTATATTTTTATCTTGATAATCGATAGGCTTATAAGGGTTTATAATACGAATTCCAGGAGAAATATTGAATTTATTTGTTTCGATATGTTGGATACCATTATACCCAGTGTTTTCGGCAACAAACACAACACCATATATTTGAGGCGCATTATTCATAGAGGCAAACAGCAAATGTAGATTAATGTTTTCTATATTTCTTTCATAATCGTCAATATATAATGGTATTCGAGACACAACTACGGCGTTGGTATCAATGCTAGGATCAACAATAATATATATTTGTTCGAGATACTCGGGTGTTAAATTAATATCTTCATACTGGACCCCATCACGCAGAATATTTTCCGCAACATTGAATACTATTTTGTGTGTTCCCTTTGCCAAGTATTCTCCAACATATAGTTGTTTGGATGAAGCCATACTATATATTATGGCTTAAATTATTTTCGGGAATGTGTGCGCTTATATGACTTTCGTTTATGCTTTTTATTTTTGTTTTTTTCGATTTGTTATTCTTGCGTTTTTTACCCCCATCTTGTCCATCGTAACCATCTTGCCTTATTAGACCATTGGTTTGTGTCGGTGTAATTGGAATTTCATCCGGATTTGGTGGCAATAACACTTCATTTTGCGGTGGCGGTGGTGGAAGCATTTGACCGGAAGCAAATGGGTTAATTTCAAAAGGATTACTAGTAAATGGTATTGCTTCTTGTGATGTTATCGGAACAGCCGAACTACCGGGAAAATCCAACCCTAAAATACCACATATAATCTTCGCATCTCTTTCTGCTGGATTTGTATTATCATTATATGCGTCTTCAATTTGCTTAGATTTAAATACTGTTGAAATTCCACTCTTGCCATTATTCATATTATAATATTGTTCAGCGTAGAATCGTAACATATACTCCGGAGTATTTTTCATATGTGGATAACCTTTTATGCGCTGACCAAAAAATATTTTTAAAGGTGGGTTAATATTTTGATTAAAATCAACAAAAAATGTATCATTTCCAGAATATTATCATAATCAATTTGGTATATTCCTTTTATTTTTCCGCCATTACTAGTGTTGCTTTTTCATTGATCCCAATTGATTTGGGTGTAGAAAATTTATTTGTTCTAAAACAAAATGCCAATGTTATAAAAAAATAACTTTCATATATAATTTGGCATACTTCACAAACTCTGGTTTCATGTCTTCGGGTAATTGTTTAATTCCACGAGTAAAACCATCGTCAAAATCAAAACTGGTCCATTTATATGTATCTACATTAGCCGTAGACGCAGATATTGACTCATCTTTTTTCTGTAAACAAATATTTCCCGGTTTATAATCCAATTCAATCGCACCAATTATGTCTATATAACTATCAACACTATCATCCAAATATTTTACAATTTTAATATCAAACATTTCATTCAATGCTTTATCAATTATGTTAGGATGACTACTGCTAATGAGTTTAATCTTATTATAAATAAGTTCAATCTGGGTTTTCAAATCAGCAATACATTTTTCTTGAAAATATACATCGTAATTAAATTATCAGTAAACATATCAGGTTTAAACTCTTTATTTAATCCAATTATTGGTGATGGATAGTTAGATACTCTGGCAAACACAATTGAACCAGATGAGTTATGTGGTTTTGGTACAATCGATATAACAATTCCATATATTTTGGGGGCATATCCACTTCTGCCAAACAACAAATGATAATTAAGATTATTGATATTATTGTAATAATCAATATAGTCTCTAAACGCAATACGCGAAACAACTACATCTTTCGAGTCAATCTCGGGCGGGACATCTACATATACTTTTTCAAGAATGTTTTGTGTAAGTACAAAATTTTTTCTGGATGTTTGTATAGTATAATCGCCGCCACTACGAATACTCGCATCAACTTTGAATACCGCTTTGCTCGACCCTTCTGCTAAAAAATCACCGATATATAATCGCTTTTTCGCATCCATTCTATACTTATAGGCGTCATAATAATATAAAGCTTTGTTATCATAATCAGTCAATGACAACAAAATACATAATTTTGACAAAGGATCCAACAGAGGCGGCCGATAACAATACCAGTAATCAAATTATTTCAATCAATCGCCCATTAACCTATTTGATGCCGGCAATAAACACGACTTATTATGCCGACCGCGGTTTATTCGAAAACAATCTTATTGAATGGTGTAAGCAGTTTTGTAATAAGGAGTCGCTCTTTTTGGATATTGGCGCACATACCGGCAGTTATGCCATCACACTTGCGCCATTTGCGAAAAAAGTGTTGGCATTTGAACCTCAGCGAATGACTTATTATGCCTTGTGTGGTGGTGTAGCACTCAGTGGAGCTCAAAATATATATTGTAATCAATATGGTCTAGGCAATGAATCCCAGAATGGTACAAAAACCCTCCATATTGTGAGTCAAGATGGAGGTGGGTCAACAATTTGGGCACCGGCTCCCGAAAAACTTCTTGGGACCGAAGATATTGAGATTCGTACATTGGATTCGTTAAATATTCAGGAGCGTATATCATTTATCAAAATGGATGTAGAGGAAAATGAGCTCTATGTTTTACAGGGTGGAATGGAGACAATAGTTCGCGCTGGATATCCTAAAATCTTGTTCGAATCGAATAATGAGAATGCGCCATTATTTAATTATTTGCGGGATGTGTTGGGATATCAAATTGTGAAAATTAGCGGTTATTTCAATATGTATTTGGCAACATTGGAATAATATTATTTGCTTTTAGGACTCTTACTTTTAGGACTCTTGCTCTTAGGACTCTTGCTCTTAGGACTCTTGCTCTTGGGACTCTTGCTCTTGGGACTCTTGCTCTTAGGACTCTTGCTCTTGGGACTCTTGCTCTTGGGACTCGCCTTCTTCTTCGAAGTTTTATTACGAGAAACTATACGCCTAATATTTTCAAGAGCATCCGTCGAAAAATCAATATGTTCTTTGGAACCAGGTTTTCTAACACTTTCGACATAAATATCCGATTCATAGCCATCACTTTCATTACCACGATTCATATTTATGAGTTTGGGATTTATGGGTTCGGATAAATAATCGGTTGGCGAATTTGGCTCACTCTGCGACAAACACAAATATGTATCATCATTATTTTGGTCTCCGCAAGTTTTCGATTCAAGCTGTTTATTCATCTTATCAACTTCCATATTGATTTCTTCCATAACACGCGGATTATTTAATTCGCTTAAAACATCCACGACTTCCTTGGCATCAGTTTCTGTCATCAATTCAAATTGGTCTATCATAATGTTTTTCAATTCTCTTACCGACCTGCCCTCTGTTTTAATGCCACTACTCTTCAAAATATTCGGGTTTATATTCGAAACAAACTTTGAATAATCTATTTTACCATCTGCTTTTTGATATAGTCACTTATATAGTTCCAACTGGCAATCACATGGACCGGATTATTCTTGTTAAATGGTTCAAGTTCCGGAGCTTTCGCGATTTTCGGCTCAGACTTCACATATGCTTTCCCGGGAATATGTTTTACAACATCATATTTCGATACATATGTGTCCGTTTTCAAATCTCGAAAGTTGCTAATATTATATGCCATTTCGAGGATTTTCAATAATCGCGTACCCTTCAAATTAATAATTCGATTCGCCGTGTCGGCAAGAAGACTAACCGGGGTTGGCATACCCACAGGAATCGGATCGCATTTGCCACTGTAAAAATCCGGTTCTGGCAATTCTTTTCCATCATATTTATCGGGAACAAACAACATCAGTTTTTGCCAGATTTCCTTGTTCAAAATATACAAGAGATTCTTAATAGAGTCCCAGTTCTTAATATTCTGTAAATGAGTTTCAATGTGGTTATCCAGCTTGCTATTCACGTTTTTAATTGAATCATCAAGTGTCTTGCTTTTCTTTAATGGGGAGTTTTCTACCGCTTTAATAGCAGACCGGATACCCTGACGGATTTCCGCATCGCTTATCATTTTCAACAACGGATTAATAATATATTTTTGGTCCTTGATGGTTTTGATAGTTGCTTTATCGCTCACCAATACAGAGAGGCCATAATATCCCGGACAAAAACGCTTGAACTTGGTGAAATAACTGTCCGCACCAACCGACATATTTGCCGATGCCAATGTGTATTCAGTTATATTCACATTTTTAAAATGCCCAGCTTCACATTGTTCGGTTGTCATCGGTATTTCTAGGAGCGACCATATACGCGCAGGAACCGTATGGTCAAGTTGGTATTTGTCGATTTTTAAATCACCGACGAGTCCAGTGATCGCGCATATTTTGATATTTTCAGGAAGTTCAGCATTGGGATTGTTTTTGCGCAATATATCGCCCCAATAATGGGTACTGGGATTTCGTGCGTGACAACTGGTCGCATCTGCCACCGATGTAACACTTCGCGCAGTTGTTGGTCGTTTGGCGCCCCTGTTTAATTCGAATTTGGCTTCGAGGCCAATATTTTCGGCGATTTCGTCAAGTGCGGATTTTTTGCCGACATCTTTGAAACTCACCGATTCGACTGGACTATGACGAATTTTTTTGGTCCAAATACAACGAACCCGTTGTGTTTTGCTTTCAGGTTTTTAGACCTTGGTCCAGATTTTGATGATTTGGCCTTTTTCTGGGTGGCCTGTTTGGGCATTATACATTATCTAAATATTTGTTTGTGTATTTACAATATTATTTCTTCACCTAAATATGAAGAAATAATTTACTTTTTCATTGTCATCTTTACCATTTACCGCCACTACCGCCACCAGTTTTCTTCACCATAATATTCTGCCCCTTCTGTTTACGACGAGCATTTGGGTCATATTCATCACCATCATCATCATCCGTAAGATTTTTCGATGCTTCCCAGAACTCTTTTGCCCCCATCTTGTAATCTGGTCGGTCTTCTGCTCTGTACCAAAATATTTGGTCAGTGATTTTGTTCGATTTTGCGTTGTTATTTAATACAAGAGCTCCATAATTCTCGGTGGTTTGGTCCATTACTGAACAAAATGACTCTAATGTGGGAAACATTGATGCGAAATTTTCCCAAATCTTTTTACGGTTTGCCAAATAATTCTCGCGCAGAATAAAACATAGTCAATGTTGGTACGAAGGTTTGGCGGAATACCAAGCGGATATTGCATAGTGATAATTAACATAACTTTCCAATGTCTACCGTTCATAAATAGTGCGCGCATCAATTTGTCCCTAGACCAAGTATTATCATAGAGGCAATCATCGAGAATAACAAATGTACGAGGATCAATTGTCATTTTCTTGTATGTTGCCAAATCGTGATTACACTGTTTCATCATAGCACGCTGGCGCTGTAAAACTTTTTCGATAATTAGTGTGTTGTATTCATCGTGGATAAACAATTTCGGCACAATTTTCCCGAAAAATCCGTTGACCGTTTCTGTACCTGAGATTACAGTGCCAACTGGTATATCTTGGTGAAAATATAACAAATCCCTGACCAAAAATGATTTTCCAGTATCTCTTCTGCCGATAAAAACAATAACGGGCCCCTTATTTTCTTTTGGGTCGAATGTAATCGATCTCATATCAAATTTTCGTAATTCAAGTGTCATTTAGTATAATATTCAAATATATGGTTGTTTCATATATTTAAATCAAATCTTTAACGAATATGTACTTGATTTTCCTAAACCAAAGGGTCGCAATAGGTATCAAAAAAATGTGTGCGTTGGTTATGAATATAAAAAGTGGGCCATTTTAGGTATATAATTCTACTATGGCATTCAAATTAAATTACCAGCGTTCTCGAAAACCAGATTTAGAGAAAATGATGAAACAATATGATAGTTCAAAAACCGAAGATGACACATATGATTACAATCCTTTTCGAATTGTTGGGCTCCAATCATATAATCCTATATACAATGTCTTTTTCAATATGGATTCGAACACTTGTCATAAAATTACGCTTAATCACAAATATTTAGTAACAAGTTTGGATTCTGTGGTGGATGCGAAAAATGTGGCATTAAATACTCCCATCTTTGTGAAGTCATCGCCTCTCTTAGACCCCCTTCATTTTTGAGAGGCAAATACAATTTAGAAAATCCTCTAATGACCAAGTTGCCCCAATTGGACTCAAACAAGGATAATTGTTTCCCTAAATTGGTCGATGTTAATAATTCGGCATATGTAGACGGATTTTTCTCATATTTGACCTCTATGATGTATGAGACACATGGATGGATTCATGGTGTCCAATATTATGGGTCGTTTCTGGGTGTTCAGTCGCGGTTTCGCTACAATATCGCCGATGATGTAGATTTTCTCGAAGAGTCCGAGTATTTTTTGAATAATATTGGTAAATATTTTGATTTAGAAGAGGATGTGTTGTGTGTATTTAATGAGAAGAAAGGTTCGGGGTCGCGGAGAAATCGAGATAAATTAGAAATTATGTTTGATAATGATGTTCAAATTGATTCAATCGATTTAGGAATCGAGGATTTAGAATGTGAACAAATCCAAATACAACCAATTAGTGTAGAGTCGCTCGAACAAATGTATGAATTAGTTCCCGAAAAACTGATGAACAAGCAATTCCTGTTTCGCAAATAGAGGCACCATCACGATCGAGAAGTTCGTCATCATCGTCGTCCGGAAGTAGTTCAATCTCGGTAAGTACAGTTGATGAAGATGAATTGGTATGTAGTAACTGTGAATGTCGAGTTATAATGTCAAAATATATTAGCAAAGTTGACAATAAACCATATTGTAGATCGTGTATAAAAGATGCCGATGCTGATGCCGATGC